CCTTCCGCCTCTCTCTCCCCGCCAAAATCTTGGCTAGGTATGCATGGGCCTGCATAACGGGCCGTCGAGCCTCGGCCGTCCCCATCGGCGAGCGAAGGCCCAGCTCGCCCCGCCGTCCGGGCCCTGCCCTTACTGCGGTTTGCCGATGCTCCCGGACCAGAAGCTCGACGCTGATCATGCCGTCCCTCGCGTCTTCGGTGGGACCGGCCTTCTGCGGTGGGCCCATTCGTCCTGCAACAGGAGCGCCGGCGCCGAGCTCGGCAACCGGCTCCATGGCCGCCGCCGGGATGTGCCGTCGGAGCGGTGGATCGACCGGTGGGCGTGAAGAAGTGTGTCGAGTGCGGAGCCGGGTTCGGAGCGAAGGGGAACACGAGGCGGTGCCCGACCTGCCGGGGCCAGCGGCCGTCGGTGTTGGCGGCTGTTGAGGCCCAACTTGCCGCGCTCGGCAAGGAAGCAGCCCCGCTCGGTGCAACAGCGGTCGTCTTGGCCGCCCGGCTCGACGCCGGCGCTGATCCCGGTTCGGCGATGGCCGCCATGTCGAAGGAGCTGCGGACGATCATGACCGAGCTCAACCGGAACGCTACCGCCGTGAAGGACCCGGTTGACGAACTCCTCGCTCGGCGGAAGGCCCGCCGGGGTGCCTGACACTCTCACCGCTCCCGCCTACCTATGGGTTCCCGACCACACATCGTCCGCCGCTGCCGAGGCGATCGATCTGGCCACGTCCCTCGGGATGATCCTCGACGGTGAGCAGCGTCTGGCCCTCGAGGCGATCCTGGCCGAGAAGGCCAACGGCGAGTGGGCCGGTTTCGAGGCGGCCGTGATCGCCGCCCGCCAGAACCTGAAGACCTACCTTCTTGAGGTCGTAGTCCTCGCCGACCTGTTCCTGTTCGGTTCCAACCTCGTGATCTGGACCGCCCACCTGTTCCCGACGACCATGGAGGCGTTCCGGGACCTCAAGCGCATCATCGACTCGAACGACCATCTACGGCGACGGGTCAAGCGGATCTCCGAAGCAAACGGCGAGGAGTCGATTGAGCTTGTTTCCAGTCAGCGGCTCCTGTTCCGGGCCCGGTCCAAGGGGGGCGGTCGTGGCCTGACCGGTGACCGAGTGATCCTCGACGAGGCGTTCGCGCTGGGCGCCTCAGAGATGGGGTCGCTGTTGCCGACCATGTCCGCCCGGCCCAACCCGCAGGTCGTCTACGCCTCGTCGGCGGGGAAGACGGACTCCCACGTCCTGCGGGGGGTGCGGGACCGGGGCCGTTCTGGGGGCGACCCGTCGCTGGTCTATGTGGAGTGGTGCGCCCCGGTGGTGGCCTGTCCCGATGACCGGTGTGATCATCGGCCGGGCGCCCTGGGCTGCGCTCTCGACGACGTCGATGCGTGGCGGCAGGCGAACCCCGCGCTCGGCCGACGGATCACCGTCGAACACATCGAGGCAGAACGGCGGGCGTTGCCTCCGGAGGAGTTCGCCCGTGAACGGCTCGGCTGGTGGGAAGAACCTCCCGGCGGTGTGGCCGGTCTGCCACTGAACTTGTGGGAAGCATCGACCATGCTTGACGCTCCCGGGGGTCTCCTAGCGTTGTCGGTCGACGTCACCCCGGATTTAGCCTTCGCTTCGATCGGCCGGGCCACTGCGGTACCGGCCGGGATTTGCCTCGACTTGGCCGCCCACCGCCGCGGGACCGCATGGGTCACCGCCGAAGTCGCCCGTCTCCGCGGAGATTCGGCGGTGCCCGTCGCCCTTGACTTGGGTGGCCCGGCCGCGGTTCTCAACAGCGAATTAGGCCAGTTGGACAACCCTATCGGCACGGTCAATCCGGCGACCGCCGACGTGGCCCATGCATGTTCTGCTCTCCTCGACGGCCTTATCCGTCGGCGGGTGTGGCATGCCGACAATCAGTTCCTCGATGTTGCCGTCAGAGGGGCCTCCCGCCGTCCATTGGGTGATGGGGCGTGGGCGTGGAGCAGAAAAAACTCGTTGGTGGATATCTCGCCGTTGGTAGCGGCCACCCTCGCTTTGTGGGGGGCGACCAGGGTGGAGGAGAAGTCGGAGCCGTTGTTGGCGTGGCGGTAGCCCTGGTGGTGCTGGGGGTTGTGCTCGTGTCAGCTGGGGCTGGCCTGTGGAGTGTTCCTGCTGGCGTGCTGGTCGCCGGTATCCAGTGCATTGGGGCGGCGTATGTGGTCACTTACATGAAGGCGAGGGCAGCCCGATGAAGCTTTTGGATGCCCTTGTCCGCCCGACCAATGGGAAGCTCCCGACGCGGTTCTCTTTCGATGACTGGGTGAACCTGTTCACTTTCGGGGGTCACCAGTATGGGACGTTCCCTGGTCTGTCGACGACGATGGGTGGGGAGCGGGCCGAGGCCATCGAAGCGGATTTCGTGGGGTTGTGCGAGGGGGGCCTGAAGGCCAACGGGGTGATTTTCGGTTGTGAGCAGATCCGGGTGGCGACGTTCTCTGAGGCCCGTTTCCAGTTCCGTCGGCTCCGTGACGGCCGCCCCGGTGACCTGTTCGGCACCAAGGATCTCGCCATTCTCGAGCAGCCGTGGCCGGGTGGCACCACCGGCGACCTGCTGGCCCGCATGCTTCTCCACGCCGACTTCGCCGGCAACGCCTACAGCACCATCATCGACGGGGAGATCGTCCAGCTCCGCCCCGACTGGGTCGACATCCTGCTCCAGGAACGCGCCGCCAACGTGGGCCGGGATGGGATGTCGGCGGCGGTGGGGTTCAAGCGGGTCGGATACGCCTACTACGAGGGGGGCCGCCGTGGTGTGAAACCCGCGGTGTTCCTCCCCGACGAGGTGGCCCACTTCGCCCCCATGCCCGACCCGACGGCGAACTATCGGGGGATGGCGTGGTTGACGCCGCTGATCCGCGACATCCAGTCGGACACCATGCTGACCCGCCACAAGATCCGCTTCATTGAGAACGCGGCGACTCCCAACTTGGCGGTGTCCTTCCCCAAGGAGGTTAACCGCACCGAGTTCGAGGCGTTCGTGGAGGCGATGGACCGGGCCCACAAGGGCGCGGAGAACGCCGGGAAGACCCTGTACACCGGTGGCGGCGCCGACGTGACCGTGATCGGCGCCAACCTCGCCGAGCTCGACATGAAGAGCGTGCAGGGCGCCGGCGAGACCAGGATCGCCATGGCCGCCGGTGTCCACCCAGTCATCGTGGGTTTGTCCGAGGGTCTCCAGGGGGCGTCGCTCAACGCCGGGAACTTCTCCGCTGCCCGCCGCCGGTTCGCTGACATCACCATGCGGCCCCTGTGGCGCAACGTGTCTGGTTCGTTGGCCACGCTGGTCGCCCCGCCGGTGGCGTCGGAGCTGTGGATCGACGAGCGGGACATCGCCTTCCTGCGGGAGGACGAAGCCGACGCCGCCAACATCCAGAACGTCCGGGCCCAAACCATCACCCAGCTCATCCGCGAAGGGTTCGACGCCGCCTCCGCCATCAGCGCCGTCGACAACGACGACTTCCGCCTGCTGATCCACACCGGCCTTGTGTCCGTGCAGCTGCAGCCAGCCGGCAAACCGCCAGTTGCTGTTACGCCCGCCTGATCGGGGGTTCCAACGATGCCCGCCATCGCCTCGCACAATGCCGGAACGAGTGACGCGGCCTGGGACGCCGGCGCCAACGTCAAGGCACTCCCTGGTGACGCTACTGCCGCCACCTACCGGGCCATGTACGCCTGGCGTGACCCGGACGGCGACCCCGACACCCAGGCCGCCTATAAGTTCCCCCACCACATGGTCGCCAACGGGCGGCCCGGGGCGGCGAGCACTCACGGCTGCTCGGCGGGCATCGCCGTGCTCAACGGCGGCCGGGGCGGGTCGGCCATCCCCGGCGGCGACCGGAAAGGGGTGTGGAACCACCTGGCCGCCCATCTGCGAGACGCCGACCTGGAACCACCCTCGCTACGTAGTCAGGACCCCGACCCGACCTCGCACGGGAGGCACGCCATGAAGGCACCCAAGAACAACGTCTGCCGCGCCGCCCCCTTCGAGTTACGGAGCGAGGACACCGGCGATGGGTTCACGTTGGAGGGCTACGGCGCCGTGTTCGGGAATCCCGTCCGGATCGACTCGTGGGAGGGCCTCTTTGACGAGGTGATCTCCCGGGGTGCCTTTGCCAAGACCATCAGCGAACGCAAGCCGGTGCTGCAGTTCGACCACGGCCGGGACGCCGCCACCGGGTCGGTGCCCATCGGTGCCGTCGAGGTCCTGCGGGAGGATCGCCATGGGCTATTCGTGCGGGCCCGGATGCACGACAACGGCAGGGTGGAACCCATCCGCCAGGCCATCGCCTCCGGTGCCATCGACGGGATGAGTTTCCGCTTCCGGGTCATCCGCGAAGAGTGGGACGAGTCCGAGGACAGGGACGTCCCCCTGCGCACCATCAACGAGGTCGAACTTTTCGAGTTGGGCCCAGTGGTGTTCCCCGCCTACGAGGCCACCACCGTCGGGGTGCGGTCCCTCCTCGCCGATCTCCCAGACGACGAGCGGCAGCGGTTCATCGCCGACCTGCGCGCCGAGATCGCAGTACCCGCCGACGCCGGCCAGGAGGCCACCTCGGCGGAGCACGACCCTGACGCCGGCCAGGAGGCCACCTCAGGAATGAGCCCGGGACTGCGCCGCGAGGTGCTGTTCCCCTTCCTGAGAAAGGACACCGCTGCATGAATCTGGAACAGCTACGAGAACTCCTCGCCTCCACCGAGGCGCGGATGCAGGAGATTCACGTCGGCGCCCTCGACCGGGGCCTCGACAAGGAGACCGAACAGCCTGAGTGGGACGCCCTCGTCGCCACCCTTGACACCACCCGCACCGAGATCGCCACTGTGGAGGCCCGTAACCGGGTTGCCGAGTCGATCAACCGCCCCGGTGGTAGCGAGCACGGCGACGGCGCCCGCGACACCGGGCCCAACTTCAACCGTGAACGCGACCCCATGGACATCCTCGAGGATCGGGCGGCGACCCCCCGCCAGCTGGCTGACGCCGCCACCCGCTCTCTCGAGACCAAGGTGGAAGACCCGGAGAACATGGCCCACGTCCGCCGCGTTCTCAAGCGGCACAGCTCCGACCGCGACTGGGTCCGGGGCATGATCCTGCGTGCCAGCGACGACTACGCCAACGGCTGGTGGAAGCTCATCAACGGCCGCGAGTTCATGCTCACTGCTGAGGAGCGCGCCGTTCTCGGTGTGACCACCAACGCCAACGGCAAATTCCTCCTCCCGACCCACCTTGATCCCACGATCATTCTCACGTCGGCCATGTCCACCAACGAGATCCGCAAGATCTCCCGGGTCGTCACTCTCACCGACGGCCAGCCCGCATGGAACGGCATCACCTCCGCCGGCGTCACCGCTTCCTGGGACGGCGAGGTTGTGGAAGTCAGCGACGACACCCCGACGTTCGGGCAGCCGTCCATCGCCACCGTCCGGGCCCAGGCGTTCGTCCAGGCGTCGATCTCCGCCGCCGAGGACATCGCCAACCTGGCCAACGACCTGCTCATGATGTTCAACGACGCCAAGGAACGCCTCGAGGGCGCGGCCCACGCCACCGGCGCTGGTACCACCGAACCCATGGGGGTATTCACCGCGGTGGCGGCGGTGACGGCCAGTCGGGTGGTGTCAACCACGGCGGCGACCATCGGCCTGGTCGACATCCACTCCGCCTTTCGGGGCGTCCCCGTCCGCTACCGGGCCCGCTCAACGTGGGTGGCGAACCCGCTGTATTCCCTGGCCGTCAAGGCGCTCGGCACGGCCGTCTCCGCCAGCTACAGCGGTGACCTGACCGAACCGGTCGCCGGCCGGATCCTCGGCCATCCCCTAGTCGAATCCGACGACGCCCCCGCCACCCAGACGACCACCGCCCTCGACCAGGAAATCATGGTTGGCGACTTCGGACAGTTCGTCATCGTTGACCGCCCCGGCGACATGGCCGTCGAATACATCCCCCATCTGTTCAATACGACGACCAACCTGCCGGACGGCCGCCGTGGCTGGTATGCGACGTGGCGCAACGGCAGCGACGTCACCAACGTCAACGCCTTCCGCCTCATCGTGGACAAGACCACGGCGTAGCAAATCCCGGACCGGTGCCCCGGTGGCCGTTCGCCTCACCGCGGCACCGGTCCGGCCGCCCCTCTTTGGAGGTCTGCACATGCCGCATCCGAACAGCCCCGTCATCGTCCGCCACCCCGACAGCGGCGTGCTCATCGTCCTCGACCCCGCCGTCGACTACGACCCGGGCGACGAGCTCGTCAAGGCGTACCCGTGGGCGTTCGTGCCTCTGGAGAACGCCGGTCAGATCGTCGAGTCGGTGTCGGTCGAACAGGCCACCGCCGCCCCCGGCGAGAAGCGGACCCGGGGTCGGCCGAAGAAGACGGCGTGAAACCAGGGACGGTCACGGTCGGGTTCCTCGACAGCGGCGAATGGTCCGCCTGCTTCGGCCTGTCGCTCATCGACCTCTACCTGGTCGACGCCACCGTCGGTTCACATCGGATGATCCCCCACGGGAAACAACTCCGGAAGCATTGTTCGGCCGGCGGGCTGATCGCGGCCCGCAACGAGGTCACCGAACACTTCCTCGCCACCGACTGCGAATGGCTGTGGATGGTCGACACGGACATGGGATTCGGGCCGACGACCGTCGATGACCTGATCGCAGCTGCGGACCCGGACGCCCGCCCCGTTGTCGGCGCCCTCTGCTTCGCCTTACGGCGAGATCAGCCCGGGGTGTTCTACGGCGAGAAATATGTGGTCGTCCCCTCCGCGTACCGGTGGATCGAAACCCCGGACGAGGTCGGTTTCCAGTCGATCCTCGACCTGCCCGACGACACCCTCATGGAAGTGTCGGCCACCGGCGCCGCCTGCCTCCTCGTCCACCGCAGCGCCCTCCAACGGATCCGCGAGAAATACGGCGACCACTGGTTCGACCCGGTCACCCACCCGACCGGGCCAACGACGTTCTCTGAGGACCTGTCGTTCTGTGTGCGTCTCGCCGCCCTCGACATCCCCGTGTACGTCCACACCAGCGTCGGCACCACCCACGACAAAGGCGGCGTATTCCTCA